GTTTTACTTCCATCTCCGTTCTGTTTGACTACAATTGTTCCTGCTTGTCCAACTGTTGGATTAGATGGTAAGTTTAAATGAGTACTAATATTTAATGTTAAGTTAAAATTATTAGTATTTGCAAAATTAAGCTGTACATTAGCTGCAGCCACTGTTATAGAATCAACTGCACCTGATTGTGTCTTTGAAAATGTATGAGCTGCATCTGTTGTTACAAAACCTTCTGCTTGAACACTCGTTTTATTTAATTCTGCAGCACCTACTGCATTTGTTTGAATATGAGCATTACTTATAGCATCATTTACAATGTTAATGGCTGTAACAGCTCCAGTACCTATTTTAGTATTAGCACTAACTGCACCAACTCTTAACTCAGCTGGACCAACTGCACTTGAAGCTATTTCTGAATTACCAACTGCACCAGCTGCAATTAGATCAGCAGTTATAACTCCTGTTGATAAAACAGTATTAGCTGTGATAGCTCCTGAACCAATAAAACCTGAATTAATTTTTGTTTGTGACATTTTGTTCCTTTGTTCTATTTATATATTTATCCTAAAGCTATGGCAAAAGCTAATGAATCCGATACAGAACCTAAGTCAACAAAGTTGGATCCATCATTAGTAAATTGAAATTTATTGTTAGTCTCATCAAACCTTATTTCAACATTAGCTTGATTACCTCTATTTACTCTTACTCCAGCATTGTTAGTTGGAGATCCTGTCAAACCAGCATTTAATATCATAAATGCACTTTCAACATTTGAACTCGAAGTTGTTGTTTGTGTTGTAGTACCTTGTACAACTAAGTTTCCTGTAATAGTTACAGATTGTCCTGAAAAAGTAATATTCTGTTGTGACTCTCTTATAAATCTAGAATCTGCATTAGAAACTTGAAGTCTATCATTTACTAAAGTATTAACATTAGCTACTTGCATCCTATCACTAACTAATGTTCTAATAGCAGTATTAGTTCCAGTCAAATTTGTGTTGATTAATGATATTCTAGAGTTTGTATTAGCTAGTGCTGCTTTTTGTACTGCTACAGTTGTTACATTTGCAACTTGCATTCTGTCACTAACTAATAATCTTATAGCTGTATTTGTTCCAGTAAGATTAGTATTAAGGTTAGTTATAGCTGAGTTAGTGTTAGCTAGTGCAGCTAAACTTGCTACATTAGCTACTTCTGCTCTTTTATTAATTAAGTTTGTAACTGTAGTTGCAAAATTTGCATCATCATTCAAAGCTGCTGCTAACTCATTCAATGTATCAAGAGTTCCTGGAGCTGAATCTATTAATGAATCTAGATCTGCTTGGGTTACTCCTGAAGTTACACCAGCAGCACTACCCATATATCCATGAGATGAACATTGATAAAATAAACATGGTGTATTAGCAGTTACAGCTATTTGTGTATATGCTCCTGCTGAACCAGGAGTACCGTTTGTTGTAACACCAGTAGAATATTCACCACCACTTTTAGATGCTTCTTTATAAAACCTTAATGGATGGCTTCCGTTAGTTGAATCTGATTGATCAAACCTATAAGTCATATTTGGAACAAGTATTAATGTAGGAGATTCTTTATCATTTAATGAATATCCTAAACTTGATCCTGCATTATAGTATGGATGATTAGATGTTTTTGTAATAACTTTTGTTGTAAACAAATGATAATTATCAGGATTAACAATCATCATAGTGTTTGCTTGGATTTCAGAAGTATCACCACCTGATGCATCAGCACCAACAAATTTACCAGAACTAGAATTATACTTTAAAAATTTACCATCTACTTTAGCTGTACTTCTGTCAACATCATCTAAATTTTCTAATCTTACTTCTCCACCACCACTACCTCCTCCAGATAAATTTTTTCTACTTACACTTGCACTTATATTATCTTTGAATGACTGAAGGTCAGTTTGGACTTCCTTCATAAAAGGTTTTAAATCAACTTCAGTACCATCTTTTCCTGATGGTCCCATTGGACCTACATCTCCTTTTTCACCTTTGTCTCCACGTGGTCCTACATCTCCTTTATCACCTTTTTGACCTTGTGGTCCAACTGGTCCTACAGGACCTTGTTCTCCTAACAATCCTTGTGGTCCTACTTTACCAATAGGTCCTCTTTCACCTTTTGGTCCAATGGGTCCAGTTTCTCCAATCAAACCTCTTGGTCCAACAGATCCTTTTTCACCTTTAGGTCCAGTGAAACCTATTTCACCTTTTTGGCCTTGAGGACCTGATTCACCAATAGGTCCTCTTTCACCTTGTAAACCAGGTAAACCCTGACCACCTCTAGGTCCAATAACTTTTCCAGCATTTTGAACTTCACCATCACTATATGAAATATGAAGTTTGCCCTCTTGTATATAAACTTTACTTACATGTCTACCATCATCACCTTTTGGTCCTTTAACTTCTACAGTTAATCCAGGATCACCCTTTTCACCTTTAGGTCCTCGAAGTCCTTGTGGTCCTTTTACAACATTTGTTTGTTCTGATATTTGAAGATCATTTAATATTTTAAGTTGCTCAATCTCTTCTCTGAGCTTTTTAACTTCTTCTTTTGTGTAGGCTAATGCAGTTGCTAAGACTTTAGCATTTTGAACATCATCTTTCATCTTCAACCACCTTATCATCTTCTAAATGAGTCTCCATTATCTTTGTCATTTTATTGACTAAAGTTTTTTCCTCTTCAGAAATGGTATTGGCAGCTTGAAAACTTTCCTGTTGTTCTGGTTCCTGTTCTTGCTCTGGTGCTTGTTGATCATTAGGCATATCTTCGTCAGGCTCTTCTCGTTCTTCAACATCCATCTGTTTATCTTCATCAGCAATCTCATCCTCAGTCATTCTTAATACATGGGATCTTACATATTGCTTACTGAAATACTTACCAACATAAGAGTCAACCTCACCCAATAGTCTTAATCTATCTCCCATAATTTCACTATATTTTAACTCTGAAAAATGGTTATCTTCTAGAAAGTCATAATGAATATGTTCTCTCATCTCGTGCCATTCTTTTCTTGAAGTGACACCAGTTAGAATTAATTGTGTTTCTAAAATGTTATCAAATAATTGTGTAAACCTATTTCTAAGTCTAGCTACAAACTTTGTAAACTTTAATTCGTCTCTAGTAATTTCACTAGCTCTACCTAAATTAAAATTACTTTCTGGTTCCATTCTACTGATAGGAACATTAAGTGCTTTGTATAACTTCTTTTTAAAATATTCAACATCTTCCATCTCGCCTAAATTTTGACCACCAGGTAATGTTGTAATCTCTGTGCTTCTTCCACCTTCTCTTCTTGGTAACCAGAAGTCTTCCAACATTGTCATAAATTTTCTATCATCTCTTACTTCACCAGTTTGAGCATCATAAACTAATTTATTTTTATGTTTAACCATCATATCTCTAAGATATTGTTCTGCTTTCATTTTAGGTAAGTTTCCAACATCAATATAAAATATTCTTCTTTCAGGTGCTCTTGCTAATCTGTAAATAACAGTTGCATCTTCTAACATTCTTAATTGATTTAATGGTTTGATTGCTTTGTGTAAATGACCAAGAACCATAGCCATTCTATTATCTAATAATCCGGTATGACAAAAAATAACACTATCTTTACTAATTTTTAAACCTTGATTTGATCTGTTGATTCCTCTTGGATGATAAATGTAATACTCTATATAACCTTTTGTGATGATAGCATTCATCTTATCATCTTTAGATTTGACTGGTTGTTTTACTTTTCTTATTTTTCTTGGATCTACTTGTCTTAATTCTTGAATTCCATCTCTAGGATTTTTTTCATCTATAACTATATGATAATATAATCTTCCATCAATATACCATCTTCTGAATACTTCATAAGCATTGGTAGTAAAATGTAAAAGTCTTAATACTTTATCAAACTCGCTTCTTATTCTATTTTTAATTGATTGGCTAACTTTTAGATCATCTAATACTATACTTACAGCTGGATCCTTTTCATTGTAAACTATAGCTTCATTTACAATATCATCTATAGCTAAATCAGCTTCTGGCTGAGTAGACATTTCTCTATATCTTGTAACTAATTCTGCTTCTGATTTGGCAGTTCCTTCTAGATCCACATAGGTGCCATAGACTCCTCCAGGAGCTATTTCTAAGGCACCATCATTATCTTGTGGTGGAACAAACGATTTTAGATTATCGCTTTTAAGTTTTTCTATTTCTTCTTTTCGGCCTATAGTAAAGCCAAATAAATCTATTGCCATGACTACCCTTCAGTATTGTACTATAATACTATTTATAGGTCAATACTTTTTTTCAATCAATAATACTAGTTGCCGCCAGCGTTACCAGTAACTCCACCTGAAACTTCCCAATAATCATATGTGAAAGTAACTGTGAACTCACTAATAGCATCTGCAGCCCAATCCATTTCAATAGCAGCAACTTCTGTTGGAAATATTCCTACAAAGTTGTATACTCTTAATGGTACACCAGTTTTACTAAACTGAGTCACTTGAGCATTTGACTTATAAAGTGTTGGTGACGAAGCACCAAAGTTTCTAAGGTTCCCTTGAAAACTGTTAATAGTATTAGACCACTGTTCCATTGCATTTCTTATTGCAAAGTCTTCATCATTGATAACTGTAACCGTCCAGTCAGCAAATGTTCTATTACCAGCTATTCTTAACTGTCTACCAAAATAAGGTACATCATTAATACCTAATGTAGCAGCTGGAATCTGAGCAGCTCTAACCAATAAAGGTGTGGTAATATCTGCAGCAGCGTTAGCTGGATTTGTAATGTTGACTTGAAATAAGGATGGTCTAGCACCACCAAATTTAAGAGCACCTGCGAATAAGTTTATGTTGAATGCCATTTTGTTTTTCTCCTACTCTTATTTATACTTAAACTTGACCAACTATTTCACTAAACTCTACTCCAGATCTTACTGCAACAAAATTAAGTTGAATAAAATTAATTGCTTTACTTGGTTTGATGAAAATATCTCCAACAAACTCATTTCGATCAATTATGTCTGGTGTATTATTTGTTTCATCACAGACTACTCTGAAGTCTTGAATACCTCTTCGTGCTTGTACATCTCTCAAGAAAGGATCTACTAGATTTACAAACTGTGATCTTGTAAAAGCATCATTAAATTCGAATAGAGTAAACTTAGCAGCAGTTGATATTGCTTTCTCTAAAACAATAAACAATCTTCTAACATTTATTCTATCAAATGCACTTGGTTTAGCTAATAATGTTTTATCACCAAATAAAACTGTACCTTGACCTGGGAATGTAACAACTGGGTTGATTCCATTCTTATAAAGAAGATCTCTTTCAGCTTTGTTTGGATTAAATGCTAATCTAGTAACATTCTTCATGATACCTCTGTTAAATCCAGCTGGTGAATACCAAGGATCTCTTGTAGTATCTGATCTTACCATCAGTCCTGCTGTATCTCCATTTGCTGGTACATATCTTTGAATATCGTTAAATTTATCGTATTGATACTTCCATCCACTATCCATAACAACATAACTTGATGATGTTAAAGTATCTCTAAATGATATTATGTCATCAGCTTGTTTGCCTGAAAAACTATCATTACCTACAACATCAGCTCTTTCAGGTGACATAACTGCTATACAGTCTTTTCTAGATTCAACAATGTTTCCAATAACATGTTCTAATACTGTTCCATTATTACCTCCACCTAAAACTATAGAGATATCAACGTCTTCAGGACTTTTGAATTTATTGTAACCATTGATATGATCTGCATTTCTTGGAGCAGCACCATCTCTACCATATATCAAACTATCGTTTGCTGGTAAAGGAGCACCACTAAATGATGTTCCTTTTTTAGAACCAGAATTTGTGTGAGCAGAATTATGAGCAGCCCATAAAATATACTGTGAGCCTTTGTTTACAACATCTACATAATAGTTAGTTGTACCATCTTCGTTCTTAGCATCAGATGCTAAACTAACTCTTTCAAATTTCTCTAATACAGTATTAAGAGTTCCAGTCCATTCTCCATCTTCATCTGCTACAACAATGTGAGCTTCGTCACCATTTCCTCCAGCAGTATTAGCTGAATCTGATGTTCCTGGTGCTTTATCAAAGAAGTTGTGGAATTCCCATCTTCTTTCTGGTGTGACTACAGAAGCGTTATGAGAGCTATTTGATGAAGCAGCACCAACTGAGTTACCAGTATACTTATCTGTTAATGTTAATGAAGTATTACTTGCAATAGATGCAACTTTTCTTAGTTCTTTATCTGGACCTAGTACTAAAATATCTCCAACTCTTACCTGAGTTTGGAATAATGTTCCTAAACCAGCTAATGTTTTGGATCCATTTACTGGTTGTACGTTACCAGTTAATGTTGAACTAAATGCATTTGTACTTGCACATACACTTACCTTTAAACTGTTACCTAATTCTCCTGGAAATTTTGCTATCCAGTTACCAACACCAGTTATTCCTGATGAATAGTTATCATCATAGTCTTGATCACTTTTAACTAAAGTGTTCTTGGTATTTGCAGCATTACTAATAGAATTTCTAGCTGCATCAGCACTATTAGATCCTGTCTCGTTAATAACCCTTACAGTAAATAGAGCATTACCATAAGCTAAAAAATTTGATGCAACAAAGAAATCTGTTGCTGTATTACTTGTTAATGGTTTTTGAAAATTATTTACTAAATCGTCTTCTGATGTAATTAATACTCTCTCTCCTACTGGCCCCCATCTAAAATGGCCTGCGTAGCCAGCCTCGGTAGTTGAGACAGCAGGGATTACAGTAGTAAGATCAGTTTCTGATACATTAACACCTGGTGAAACTTGAAACGCCATTTTTAAATTCTCCTACTAAATTGATAGTTAAATATATAACTCTTTTATCAATTATTTATAATTTTTTAGATTTAACTAAAATTGTCTATTTTTACACTAACCCAGCGATCATTTGGATTTTGTAATATATCATCTTTATCTAAAACTTCACTCTCACCATCTTCTCTAAAACCAAATGGTAGCATTTGATCTTCGATCATCTTCATCTTTTCTTTATATAGTTTTTCTCTAATATCAGTATCTGTTATTTCTTTAAAATATTCTTGTCTTGCTATCCAACTAAACAG